GTAGGTTTGGCGTTCTGCCATTTTGGGTTTCTCCATAAACGAAAAAGCCCCTTGGTTTTAAGAAGGGGCTGTTGGGTGTAAATAGCGGATAAGAAAACGCCCCGACGGTGCGGGGCGTTTATTCGATTGCTTCAGCGGCGGACGCCACCCACGGGAATTCTTGCTGGATTTCATTAAACCGCCGCACTCCATTAGCACGGATGACTTCCCAGCCAGGCTCTCCCATCGTCTCCATTCGCTGCGCCTGGGCGAAGAATCGATCCGAACCGGTGATCGGGTTGCCATAAGCCCGAAGGCGCAGAGCTTCGACTTGCTCGCTGGTGTACTCAGGGTGCTGCAGCTCGGGCAATGGATCCTTCGAAATCACACCGTCATCGCCCTGCTTCCACACACCATCTAACTCTTGGGTAATCCGCATCCAAAGGCTTTCATCAACCTCCACAGCATCCTCAGGAATATCACTCACTCCAAGAATCAGACGGGATTTGAGAACACCCGCCGTATCAAATGTTACGAACTTCATGCCGTATCCCTCAGTACCCAATTGAAAACCAGTAAAAATTGGTAGCTGTTTGCGCAGGCGCTCCCGTTATCCCGGAGCTAACACCAACAGCCGTGAATCCGGTCTTAGTCGGGAGCGCTGTATACTCGATAACATCAGCGGCACCAGTAACGTTGAACGGTGTAGCTTGAATACCAAGGCAAGCATTCGGGTAGCTCAATGGAAACGGAACAAGCGTTGCCCCCGATGGGATCATGGAATAACCCCATTGAATAATGAGACCTCCCAACCATGTCGGGAAAACCACGTAACCATTTGCGGCCTTGAGAATCTGGAATCCCCAACAAAGTTTTTTCGGCGTCACGATTGTGGTGTCATCGGCACCGGCATCGGTAAACGCTTGAGTTGCGATCTTGGCCGTACCACGATTGATTTCAGTAGCTTGCACAGCCAGCGCCTGCAACGCTGCAATATCAATGCTTCCCTGATTGATCGGCGCGTTCCAGGCTTTGATACACCACATCACTGCCAAGTTACGGCTACGGGTCTCCATTGACGTTCGCGCCACCTTGGAGGCATCGAACGTCATGTTGATGACGCCAGAAGCGGCCCCTCCACCCGGGATCTGTGTTCCCCCTACAGATACACCACTGAATGCGCCAGAAACCGTACCCGTAGCAGCCAGTTGCACGCCATTGTTCGCCGCATAGGCTCCCGTAATGTTTTGCAGTGTGTCTAGCTGATAACTACCAATAACCCGGTTTGCATCGACCCCTCGCCCATGGTCCCATCCGCGCAAAAATTCACCGCGCGACTCAGGCAGTCGGAAGTTACCGGCACCTTCGTTACCTTGGTTAAACGCTGTCCCAAGGAACGTCGCCAGATCTGGATAAGTCGCAATACTTTTCACACTGCCGTCTATTTCCAGAAATCCGGGCGGAATCTTGTTCGCTGGAAACGCTACCATCGTGCCAACTGGCAAAGCCGAAGCCTGTGCAATCATCGCCTCAATTTCGGGCTTCGTGTAAGTGTCCTTGATGCCGAAACCGGCGAGCGTTTCCGGATTTGTACCGGCAGTGGCACGCCCATACTTATCAACCGTCAAACTCTTGTAAGTACCAGCCTGAATTCCCGTCCTGCCGGCGAGCATTTCAAAGCTCAGCGAAGTAGTGCCCAGCGTTATCGGGCCATTCGTGACCAAGTGCCAAAGAGAATCCGCGTTAACAGTGCCCTCTTCGACCATTACCGTCAGGCCCGGTGTTACCTTGGCGTTGGTGTTGGCGTCGGCCGAACGTACCCACGCGCCGTTAGCCGCGACATAAATACCGTTATCTTTTGCCGCCGTTTGCGCCACCGCCAGCACACGCTGTCCAGACAACACCGCGACGCCGTCGATTTGCTGCGCACCACTCAATACGATGTTTTCCGTGGTGGCCACGCGAACCGATTGCTTGCCGTCGAGCTTGGCCAGCTCATCGGCTAGATAACCCGTCACCCACGCACGAGTCGCCTTCACCACCGTGTCGTCAATCAACAACGTCACCAACGACGCATTACTGGTCTCGAAAATCGAGCGAATGTAAAACTCTTTCCCCGAACCCGACGTCGCCAAAACCGGTTTGAACGACTCCGGGTATTTGACGATGGCGTACAGAATCCCGGTATCTGTCCAGATCCCGGCCTCGCGCACATACCAGCCGCCAACATCCGGTGGGATGGTCACTTCAGCCAGCAACCAGCTCGGATTTTTCTCATCCTGGAACAGTGCATTGAGCGGCCCGCGCCAGACTTCGCGCTTGAGCGCAGTGTCGGTTGCAGCCGGGTTGTAAACCGCGCCACCGCCGTCACCGACGGAAATCTGCGACAGCTTGATCGGTGTGCCCGCCGCCTTGCAGGCAGTTTCGTAGGCAATCCCCGCATTGGTAAGCAGGGTGTAATAGTCGGCCATTTAGGACCCCTGAGGATAAATAGTGGAGGTTTCGACGGCGTAGAGCCCGGCCGCCATAAAGACCTGACCTGAGGCTTCGAGCCCTTCGATGACAATCGGATAAATCGTGGCCAGCTCGCCGCACACAGTGGCGGCACCGATGACGTGATGACCGAAGGCGCTCAGGCCTACGGAGATTTTCAAGGTGTCGCGTTCGCTTTTGGCGTCCGCCAGGCGTCGATCAAGACGCGCATCGATTTCTTCGCTGTAAGGCTGTTCGGTAAAAGCCCTGACGGAAAAGCTGTAAGGCTGACCGGGTGGCGATTGCTCGTACCAGGCACGCACGTCGGGTTGCAGCTGCAAACCTTTGGCGGCGTTTTCCAGTGCTTTGCGAGTACCTGCCTGCCGCGCGGTTGCCCAGGCGAGCTCTACCGTTAAACGCTTTTCCGCTTCGGGTGCTTCGGAGCTCCACTCGCTGACACCGCGATCCGCGCCGAAGTACGGCAAGAACGCCAATGGTGTTTCGCCGGGGTTCATCAACGCTGGAAACGGCGGCGTAATGCGCTCAAGTAGTTTGCCGAACCCGAGATCCAGCGCCCTCTCCAGCGGTGAACTGTTGGCCGGGAGCAGACTCGGCCCAGGTGTGTCGTCACTCATAACGTATCCACCTCGACCTCGACCCCCGTGCAAAAGGGCGCCTGGAAAGCTGTCGTCACAATTGGCGCCAGCGGTTCAAGGATTTGCAACTGAACCGCACCGGCGTTGTGCAGCGTGTAGTCGATCCAGCTCGGATCGACTCGCCCTTCGAGGCGATGACAGGAATCGGCATAGGCCTGCAACTGCTGCTGCACCGCGACCTTGGTCAGCCCGGAATCGGGACCGGCGTTGATTTTCGCCACCACACGAATTTTGTAGGTCTTGATTTGCGCGCCCTGCACGGTTACCAGGTCTGTTTCGGGCCGCACATCAGGCCGGGCGAAATGCTGGCGAACACCGTTGAGTAGATCGCCGGACGGCGTGCCATCGCCCTCACGCGCCAACACAGTGACCATCACTTCGCCAGGCGCGGTGCGACGCCCGTTGCCATCCTTGACCTGTGCGGCATAGCCGTCCGGGTTGAAGGTGTACGTGACCGTCACCACGCCCGCCACCGCCGTTTCGACCTTCACCGCAGGCCGTTCACCCAGGGTGAAAATTTCCCGGCGATACTGCATCCGTGAACCGGCCGCCGGGGCATGGGGCGCCAGGTAATAACGCAACCGGGCGTCGTCATCGCTTTCAAAAACCGCGGGCACGGGCGGGAACGCCGCCGGATCGCCCGGGTCCAGCAATTGACGCTCAAGCCCCATGTCCGCCAAGCGTGCATCGAGGTTGCTGCCGGTGGCCCACCACGCCAGCATTTGCTTGATCCGGGCGTTATATTTGCGCTCATGGGTTTGCAGTCGAACACAAAAGGCCTCGAGGGCCAGGGTCAGCAATTCGCTTTCATTTTCCAGACTGTCCTTGAGCTTCGCCGCGCTCTCGGGAGAACGGGCGCCGACGTATTCAACGACGAAGATCTTGAACTCTGCGAGCAGGTCCTCAAACGCCTCGACGGTGACGATGGCCGGCTCGGCCAACTGGTTCTGGCCGGGGATCAACATACTCATGTCACCACCTCGAAGGTTTGTTGACGGTTTTTCCAGGTGCCGGCGAAGCGCAGCAACAATCCCGCCCCCTGCCGGCTGGCCACAATGACTTGCGGTTGAAAATCGCCGATGCCGTTTTGCTTGTTGTAAAACGCTTGCGCCGCATGGCTCTGGGCAAGCATCAGCAAGTCGTCGCCGAGGTTTTGGCCCAAGAGACTCGGGATCAACGAGCCGTATGAAGGACGCTTCTGACGAGTGCCCAAAGGCGTAGTCAGCGCTCGGGTCGCGCGCTGCACAAATTGCGGCCAGTCATCGACTGATGCGCCGGTGTTTCTATCGATTCCTATCATGGAAAACTCTTTAGGCAGTGCTAATGACTCGACCCTGGTGATCCACCAAGGGGCCGCTCAGGTACACACCGGATGCGTTGAGCAGTAAACCGCTCGCGCCCAGTTGCAGTTGGATCGCTTCAGGCGTCATGACCAACCGGGCCGGGCCGATGCTCACTTCGAGCGATTGGCGAGAGCCGGTGAAGGTTGTCGGGCCGTTTTGCCAGTGCAGAGCATGGCTGGCGTCGTCGTAGCCACTTTCGGTGCCGTCCTGATAGCGGCGTCGCGTCAGCGAAGCCTGCGTCGAGGCCGGCGGAAACTGACCGCCATTGAGACCGAACAGTGCAACGGACTGACCGCTGCTATCGCCGCCGCCATGGTTCAGCAGCACACACTGCTCACCGACCGAGGGAATGCGTGACTCGCTTTGTGCGCCGGCGCTCGGGTTA